GTCAGAGTAACCGATTCCGAAGTATTCAAGGAGCTCGGTGAGTTCACGGCTGAAGGCTTCGGAATCGGTTACTCTGACACGATGGATGATATCGAGAGCGACATGGCCAAGGCTGCCGACGGCTTCACGGCTTCCATGAGCTCCGAGTTTAACGCATACGGAGCGGGTGGAGCTGCCACGGTTGGCGACACGACCAACTACAATGGCGGAGCCATCACAATGAACATATACGGCGCTGAAGGTCAGGACGTCAACACTCTTGCAGAGGTTATCGCAGAGAGACTTGGCGAGATGACAAGGCGCAAGGAGGTAGTCTATGGCTAAACTCTTTAATATTGGTACTAACAAGCAAGGCTTGATAGTATACGGTGGTGAGTCCTCGACTGACTATGGCATGGTGGTCAGCGAGGCTCCCTCGTTTGAAAGACCTGCACGCAAGCAGACGGTTTATACCGTGCCCGGAAGGAACGGCGCAGTCGTGTTCCAGCAGGATGCCTGGGACGACGTCAGCCGTTCATATGATGTCTGGCTTGCAGATGATCCGCACAAGGACCTCGTGGATCAGGTCGATGCCATTGAGGCATGGCTGAACAGTCAGAATGGATATCAGAGGCTCGAGGACAACTTCGAGCAGGAAGTATTCCGTCTGGCTTACTTCTCAGGTGGAGCTTCATTCACCAACGAGCTGATGCAGGTGGGCAGAGCCTCTTTGAGGTTTACTTGCAGACCGGAGCGCTTCTACAAGGAAGGCGAGATCCCGATCACAGTCATCAACGGCTCCAAGATAAACAACTCAACACGATTTGCAAGCAAGCCCCTCATCCACATTGAGGGTTCCGGTTCCGTCACGCTCTCCATTGAGGGTGTCAGCATCGTGGCAAGCATGACGGACTACATCAACATCGACTGTGAGACGATGAACGCTTACAGGCTTCCTGCGGAGAACAAGAACGCTAATATCAGCGGTACATTCCCCACGATCAAGCCTGGCATAAATTCCATCGGCATCACAGGCACAATTACCAACTGCACGATTACACCGCGTTATTTCACGATTTAAGAGGTATATCGCATGATCCCGATTCTATACCAGACAGTTACAGAGGGCACGGTGCCGACCAACTACGGCATCGGCGCTCTGACAGACTGCATCTCGTGTAAGGTTACGGAGAAAAGGAACGGCGCTTACGAGCTGACCCTTACTTACGCAGCCGAAGGCATACACGCCTCCGAGATACAGCCTAACCGCTTCATCAAGGTGAAGCCGAACTACACAGACAACCCTCAGCTCTTCCGTATCTACAAGGTCGGCAAGACCATGAACGGCAAGTTTGAGGTCAAGGCACAGCATATCAGCTATGACTTGAGTGGAAAGATCATCTCAAGCGGTACTGCGAGCTCCTGTGCGGCTGCCTGCACTCTTCTTGAAGCTCAGGCAGGTAATTTTACCATTTCAACCGACAAAAACGTCTCGGGCTCATTCTCGGTGTCTGAACCGTCATCTGTAAGGTCATGGTTCGGAGGCAAGCAGGGGTCGCTTCTGGATATCTACGGTGGTGAGTGGTATTACGACAACTATTCAGTATCACTGAAGAATGCCAGGGGCCTTGATAGGGGAGTGACCATCAGATACGGCAAGAATCTGACTCAGCTCTCTCAGATCCTCGACATGAGCAATCTGGTGACAGGAATCGTTCCTTACTATAAAGATGCAAACGGCAACAAGACGGTAGGCACCAAGGTGTCGACCGGACTGGTCCTTGATGTCACGAGAGATGTGGCAATCGACTTCTCTCAGGACGTGGATCCGGAGAGCTCCACTGCGATAGCGACACAGCTCGCCAACCTTGCCACAAGATATATCGCAAACAATCAGCTCACCACACTGTCGAATAGCATCACATTGGACTTTGTTCAGCTTCAGGGGCTGACTGAGCGCGTGGATCTGTGCGACACGGTGCATATCTACTTTGAAGCTCTCGGCATCACGGCCACGGCAAAGTGCGTGGCAGTCGAGTGGGATGTTCTCCAGGAGAGATACACCAAGTGCACCTTTGGTGATGCCAGGACAGACATCACGGACAAGATCGCAGCCAACACCAAACAGCTCGAGAACACAGCTTCTCGTGCTTATGTGAATGAGAGCTCCCAGCTCATCACTGGCAACCTCGGAGGCTATGTCATTCTCCACGACAGTGACGGCGACGGCAAACCCGACGAGATTCTCATCATGAACACTGATGACCCGAGCACGGCGACTCAGGTGTGGCGTTTTAATAAAGGGGGCCTTGGCTATGGCACAAGCTACTCAGGCCCCTTTGATGACATCGCCTTGACATCCGACGGAAAAATCAATGCGTCAAGAATAACGACTGGAACGCTCTCAGCAAACAGAATTAAGGCGGGAGTCTTGTCCGACACTCAGGGCAACAGTTCCATCAACATGACCACTGGCGCAGCCACCTTGAACGAATTTAAGGCAAAGACAAGCCTCACTCTGGTAAACAGTAGCAATCAGACCCGAGGCTTATTCTATATAGACGGCTCAGGCAACACCCGACTCTATTTGAGTTCCGCAAACTATAACGACCTCGTCAAGATTTGGGCGCAAGACTCAAACGGAAGTGGAGTCATCCAGCTATGTCGGTCTAATGGCAACTCCATTGTCGAGATAGGCGAGACTGGCGACAACTCTGGTGGTGGTATGGGCATCCGCAACAGTAGCAACTATGTAGTCGGAGAACTGAAGACTGGTTCTGCTGGCGACGGAATGCTCTACTTGAAGTCATCAGTCGGCTCAGACACTATCTGGGCATTGGGTCAGAGCGGAGGCATCTATTGCACCTCGGTCACCCAGTATTCCAGCCGAGACATCAAGGAGAACATCAAGCCCATCGAGGATGCTGAGAAGATCCTTGAACTTGAGGCGGTCAGCTTCGACTACAAGAACAAGGACTTCGGCACAGACAAGCGCGGATTCATCGCGGAGGACGTCGAGAAGGTTCTGCCCAACCTTGTAAGCAAGGCAGAAGGTCTCCCGACCACTCTCGACTATTTGGAGATGATTCCGTACCTTCAGGCGGTCATCAAAGAGCAAGAAAAGCGAATAAAAGCATTGGAGGATAAACTCAATGGAAATTCTAAATCTTAACCTCATCCCGACTGGCGCAAATCCAGTTGTACACGTCTCTCAGTACGACGAGGGAAGAGTCATCCGCTTCAATCTCTTCGAGGGATCTTCCGTCTATACTCTGGACGGCACAGAGACGATTGAATGTGATGTCAAGAAGCCGGACGGCAACGTGGTGACTCTGGCAGTGACGAACACGTCTTCGACCTATGTCGAGGTGACAACCACACTCCAGATGTGTGCTTGCTCTGGTGAGTCCCTTGGCGACATCAAGATAACCAAGGGCGCGGTCATCATAGCAACGCTCAACTTCATCCTGAACTGTGAGAGGTCGCCACTGGAGAACGGAATCCAGAGCGACAGTGGGATTCACAACTTGGAGACCCAGATTGCCGACGCGGTGGCAGACCAGTATGATGCTGATTCTGTCATTTTCGACAATACGCCCACGGCAGGTCATGGCATAGGCTACGCGGTCACCTCCGACGGACTGAAGAGTTACATCCCGAAGGACGTGTCCGACCTCGACGACGTCACGACCAGCTCGCCGACCTCGGGCGAGGCTCTCGTTTGGGACGGCTCAAAGTGGACGAACGGAACACCCGACGAAGACCTCGACGACCTCGGAGACGTGGCAATCACGACACCGACGGCGGGCGAAATACTCGAATACGACGGCGCGGAGTGGGTAAACGTACCGAACCCAGCAAGCACCGACAACTTCGGCGCACCCTACGACGAGAACACGACCTACAACGTCCCCAGCATTGTCATATATAACAACTTGCTTTACAAGCTCAACGATGGCGAGGACGGCACAACTGGACCGTGGGACCCGACGAAATGGACACAGACGAGCCTCGCGGAATTATCGGGCGCGGACATACCGATAGGCACAAGCTCCGACCCCTCGACTATTGCGGGGGCGGTGGGGGCGATAAAAACCGATAGCGTAACCATAACAGCCAATACCGTAAACGGCTATTCTATCGCATTTCAGAATGGCGGAAAAAATGACAAACTTGTCGGGGTTAATTGCGGTATAGACAAATCGGGCGGATATGCAACGGGTTGGCAAGTGGTAGGAACAATAGACAAAGCACCTGCTACAAGTGTTTATTGTCCTTTGTGGAATGTAACACAAGGCGGTGCGTTAGGTATGTGCCGAATAGATACTGACGGAACAATCAATTACTATGTAACAACGGCGGCTAATATCAGATTAGCAATTAACATTGTCTATACGACAAGTTAATAGAAACAGACTTGCCCCTCAAATGAGGGGGAGCACCCCTAATGTTAGGTTAGGGGTTTTTACAAAAACGATAATTCGGCAAAATAGGAATTATCTCAACCGCGTTTTCACCAACAAAATCAACAGTTAGGAGGCAGAGATGGACTCAGCTCTGGCAGGTATTATCACGGCCCTGGTATCAGGGCTGTGTGTAGCCATTCCCACAATCGTGGCTACGATCACATCAAATAAAGCTCATGACAAGGTCATCGACGAACGGATGAAGTACATGAGTGAACAGATCGTGCAGCTCTCCCAGAAGGTAGAGAAGCATAACGAGTTCAATGACAGACTGATCATAGTCGAGCAGTCAGTCAAGTCAGCTCACAAACGGCTCGACGATCTCAAGGCGAAGGAGGATCTCGCTAATGGATAACAAGACTTATGACATCTTAAAGTGGATAGCAACGGTCGGTCTTCCGGCCGTTACTGCTCTCTGGCTGACGATAGGCCACATCTGGAGCCTTCCTTATGTCGAGCCTATCGGTGCTACTCTGGCAGCAATCACCACATTCGCGTGTGCTCTGCTCGGAATCAGCTCCATTCAGTATCAGAAGAAGATAGGCGGTGAGGCAGATGGCAAAAACAAATAATGGTCTCATTGACTACTGCAAGGCGCAGGTAGGGCTTCCGTATTGGTACGGCACGTTTGGTCAGAAGGCTTCATCAAGCCTCTATGCTGCCAAGAAGAAGCAGTATCCGAACTACTACACGGCTTCGGACTTCTCCAGCCAGTACGGCAAGAGAGTTCACGACTGTGCAGGTCTGATCAAAGGCTATCTGTGGTCAGATACTCCCACGAGCGCTCCGAAGTATGATGCCAAGACCGACTATGGTGCAACGGCTTTTTATAGCCACTGCTCGAAGAAGGGTGCGATCAGCTCCTTCGATCACGTTCCCGGAAGACTCGTCTTCAAGGGTAAGGATCAGAAGATGAGCCATGTCGGTGTCTACATCGGCAACGGTGAGATTATCGAGGCTAAAGGCCACGCTTACGGAGTGGTCAAGTCGAAACTCAACGCAAACTGGACTCATTGGGGACAGTGCGACTTGATCGCAGAGGACAGCGCTCCTGCTCCTGCTCCGCAGCCTACTCCGGCTCCTACACCTGCTCCGCAGCCTTCGACCACGAACTACAAGGTTAAGACCAACGGATCCACGCTGGCTCTCCGTGTAGCTCCTAACGCGAAGAGTGCTCTTATCTGCTGGATGCCTAACGGATCCAAGGTCACAGTCTCCGGTTCGCAAGACGGATGGCTGAGAACTACTTACAAAGGACAGACAGGTTGGGCATACGGCAAGTGGATGAAGAAGATCTAAACACCCATATCACCCCATACAATCCCCTCCTGGGATGGACCCTCGACTTCGGTCGGGGGTCTTTTTTATTGGGTGAACTTTTGGGGGAAGTTTTGTCCGTGACTGGGGGACAAATCGGGGACAAATCGGGGACAAACCCCTATTTTACGGACATTCTGTTCATGGGTGAACATACGCAGATGGGTTCGACTCCCGTCATCTCCACCATCTCGGATACGGTGAATTAGGGGCTTTCGAGCCCCTTATTCATTTTCAGGGTGAAGTTTGGGTGCACTTTCGCGGAAAGTCAGCGATATGATCTCGGCTGCCTGCTCCTGCTCACCGCTCAAGATATGGCCATAGGTGCCGAAGGAATCGAACGAGATGGAGTGACCACAAATGTCCTTGATCATCTGCTCCGGCATGACGTTCTTCATCATGGATATGAAGGTGTGTCGGAGGCTGTAAACGGTACCTGGAAGATCCCGCTCCTTCTTCAAGGCAAGCCAGTGGTTACGCATGGTGCTCTGGTTGCCCTGAGAACCGTCTGGTGAACAGAATATCCAGTCTGTGTGCAGGTTGTAGTCCTCGTTGCGCTTGATCGTGTTCCTGAGTATAGCGGATGCCAGATCAGAGATGGGAATGATTCTGCGAGCATTCTCGTTCTTACCATCTGTGATGTAGCCTTTCGCATTGATGGAGCGCTTGATGTAAACCTTG